ACATATCCATCTCCAGTTAATTGTATATTTGAACTAAACGTTGCACTTGTTCCACTCAATGCACCTGTTAAAGTTCCCCCTGTTAATGGTAGGTAAGTTGAAGCTGCTGCACTTGTTGTTAAATAAGTTGAACTATCAACCGAACCATCTGCCTTTAAAAATTGACTTGATGTACCACTTGTTTTTACAAATGATGTTGCAGTAACCGATGAAGCAAAAGTCGCAGCACCTGTATTTGCAATCCTTAATTTTTGACTATTGTTAATTGCAAAAGCTATTCCGTAATTTGAATTGTTTGACATTACAAAATCGCCTATAAAAGAACCTGTATAAAAGTTATTTACCGATGTTACCACCCCTAAATAAGCAGAATAACTATTTGTATTTGTTGTAGATTCAGTAAACAATACCGAAGGTGCTAATCCCATTACCCTAACTTGTGCAGCTTCCGTTGCTGAATAAACCGCTAATCTATGACCTATTGATGAATCCGTTGTATTGATTAATACATTTCCGCTATTGTCATAAATAATACTATCCGCTATTGAGAATGTGCCTGAAAACTTTGGTATGTAATTAGCCGTTCCACCACCACCAATCTTTCCGTTAAATAATGACCAATCAGTACTTGATAAATATCCATTAGCTGAACTAGTTGCAACAGGAATAGAAATAGCAGGAGTTGTTCCACCACTTGAAACAATAGGGCTTGTTCCTGTTACCGAAGTAACATAAGTGCCTGCTGCTTGATATTGTGGAATGTTTAATACCCCTGTTGTATTGTTATATGAAGATGCACCGCTAGTTCCTGATGTTGTTAAACTAATTGCTAATCTTGCTTTAGCATCCGTAAAATATAAATTAGTCCCTTCTGCTATGTTTGTTGTAGTTCCTGCAACCGCAGTCCATAATCCTGTTGAAGTAACATATTGTAAAATACCACCATTGGCAGGACTTTGTGCTGACACATTATGTAGCTCATCCATTTCAAAGCCATTCTGTATCCTTACTTCTACCACCCCTTGAGTTGGATGCGACCTTGTAACAATAGCCACATACACTAAATGTGCAGGAGCATATTGTTTAACCGATGTCCACGCACCTGCTGTAGTAGAACTTAAATATAATTGTGTACCATTAGCATACGCTTGAGTATCTAAATCAGTCAAAGAACCAATAACCACCACATAGCCGTTATTGTTATTAGTAATGTCTGTTTGAACAATACCATAAGTTTGAGCAGATGTAGCATCGCCTGTTGCAATAGCCTTTGTTATTGTTGGTAGGTTTCCGTGTCCACCATTGATATAAACAACTGTTCCCTTTGTTAAAGTAGCACCTGTTTCGTTATAAACCTCCGTAATTAATCTTTGAGCCTCCGTAGCAATCGTTGGGAAAGTAGCTAAACTACCATCACCTCTTATGTATTGTGCAGTTGTTCCTGCTCCTGTTACTGCAATCGTTCCATTAGCCGTTAAAGGGCTATTTGCGACACTAAAAGCACTCGGCATAGATAAACCTATGGAAGTGATTAAAGTAGGGAAGGTAGTCAAGTTTCCTGCTCCGTTTACATATTGAAGATTAGTTCCTGAAAACGCAAATGCCAAAGTACCTGCGGAAACGATAGGTGAGCCTGTGATTCCGATTGAATCTCCTGTTATAGATGCAGCAACCGAAGTTACAGTTCCATTTTGTCCGTTAGATTTTTCCCAAGTTCCTGAACCGTATAACACCCAATCACCCACCGCAAATGGTATAGGACCAGCACCGAAGTCAACAGTTCCAGCAACATTACATATATACATATCCCCAGCATCACCTGTTCCGTTTACTAATGTTGGAGTATTCGTTGCAGCATTCCAAGTACCTAAATAAGTAACTACCGAAGATGGTAATTGAGATACAGGAACTTTTCCACCGCTATCCAATGTTGCCACACCATTAGCGCCACCCAAAGGAACTGAACTAACAATTCCTGAAGTACCTGTTAAAACTCCTTCTAATTCCCTAACTTTTGCACCTGAACTTATTACGATTTGATTACTCATCTTATTATTTTTATCTATTGAAATAATGCCCTCACATACTCACCACTTCCTAAAACTCTGCTAAATGTTAATGTGCCTGTTGAACTTGTCCATTTAACTTGCTCATCAATTGGTGTTCCTGAAACCAATATGTCTTGAACATCAATACCACCACGAGAAACATAAAGACAAGCCTTACCTATCATATCAGTCCAAACAATAGTTGTTTCACCTCCAGCAGCAGTATATCCTTTTGAGTAGATAGCACCACCTGCAACTATAATTGTTCCACTTGGATTGATTGTCGTTCCTGTTGTTCCATAAGCACCTGTACCCTGTAACGATACACTATACGTTGCTATGTCTTTGTAAGGTGCGTTAATTTGTAAACTTGTTAAATTACAATTACCACTAATCACTACCAAACCATCAATTCCGTTATCAATAACAAACTTTACTAAAATTGTTGTTCTATCTTGTTGTTGTTGTAGTAAAAATAAATAGCCATAACCATCCAAAGTTATAAGACCATCGCAAGTTACACTCCAAGTTGCAGTATCGTTTTTGTATTCTCTATACCACGCACTCGTTTGGCTTGTTACCTCTTTTTGGTCAACACTTACACTAAATGTGCAATTTGTAGAACACGAAAACGGAATATCCCTACCTTCAGGATAAGTCTCCGAAGCTGGTTCGTGATAATACAACATTATATTATTTCCCTGTACATTGTCTGCCATAACTACAAATTTAAGTATATATTCCTATTATCACCCCATCAATCCTTATTTGGTAAACTTTGGTATTAGGGAAAACTGTTACAACCTTATACCATAAGTAATCTCCATTGAAAGTTAAACCACCATCTTCATCCTCATAAAACACATCACCATAGTCAGGGTCAGTAATTCCATCCAAAGTAAATATCTCACTTGTTGTTAATGTTCCTGCCAAAGCCTCTGCACTTGTCAAATATCCATTAGACCTTAAATGTGCAACTGAAGGAACAAATGGCGGTGTACTTGTTGAGTTTATTATCTCAAAAATATTTGCTGCAACATTATCGCTATTAATATCTAATAAAGTCCCTTGAATAGTATCATTAAACAAATCAATTGTTGTATTCCCAACCATATACTGCTTATTAGCAACACTTATTTGTGCTGGGTCAGTATCAGTTGCTTTTATTCTCATTGCACCACTAAATCTACCTTCATCCGTATTCATACCCATAAAAGTAGAATCTATATTGATTACATTCTTATTAAGGTTATTAGAGTATTGTCTAATTATTAATTGACTTAATGAACGATACTTATCCGAAACATATTCGTAACGATACCAATTCTTTAAGTTTAAACCATTTTCATCTGCTAAAAAACCTTTATAAGAATAGTACCCATTGTAAGAATCATTGAATCCTAAATCTAAATCTGCATTAAAAACATACTCATCCGAGTTGCTTAATGAAGCAATACATTGATAAGATTCAAAAGCAGGTTGAATAGTAAATATAAAATTACTTACTGTATTTGCAATTACTGTTGATTTCCAATATGTAGAAGCAGTTTTTGCTAATATATATTCAAAATAAATTGTGCCTGATTCGGGTGCAGGTGGTAATGTTAAATTTAATTCAGTTAAAGTTACATCTGCATCATATGGTTCAAAATAATAACTTGAACCGCCAAACTCCCATTCTTTATTATTATCTATGCTATAAAACCCTGTTGGTGTTTGTAATTGAATCCTTAATATAAAGAAAGCATCAGGAACTGTTGCACCAACCGCTACAAGATTTGAATTAAATGAAATTTGCACTACTTCATTAAAAGCTATATTAGGAAAATATGTAGGTCTTATAGATGCGTGATAAGGAGATACAACATTTGTTATATCTATGTAATAATCATTTGATAGTTTGCTAGGATTTTGTGCTACAAATATTAAACTACCATTTACATTTTCAGTCCAAGCGTAAGCGTGAAATAAACTACCAGAATAAAATATTTGCTTTAAATCTCCATTAGTAATATAATTTGAAGGATATTCAATTTGTTTGTCAAATTGTACTTTGTTATAACCCTTTCTCAATAGTTTTAATTGGCTATTATCAACAAAGAATAAACCTGTTGCATTATCAGTATAACCATCTATTAAACCATTAAAACTTGTAGTTCCTGAATCAACAACTAATCCAGCATTATCATATTCAGTAAACCAATATGTTTCTTGTGCAAATTGTGAAACTGCAAGTATTTGCCATTTGCCTTGTGCTTGAAATAATCTTGCACCAAATCCTTTTACTATTTTAGTTAAAACTGACAAACAATTATCTACTTGATAATCATCAGTAATAAATAAAGCAAAGTTTAAATATGATTGCTTTAATGGGTCTGCCCAACTAACATCGGCTCTTGTATCCATTCCATCTGCGTAATAACTTATTCCTGTTATAACATTTAAGTTTGTAGGAAATGCTATTGCGTTTAATGAGTTTAATATGTAAAACATACAATCATTAAAATCACTTAAAACATAATCTTCAGCTAATGGGTATTTAATCTTTTCTAATATACCCAAACCATCAACTGCGTTAAATGAAAGTTCTTTTCTGCCTGTTGTAAATGCAAATTGAACGCTATCACTCAATGCCCATCCTTGCCATTCTAAAGTTTCATCATAGTAAAGTTTACATAAATACTTCCTATCGTTTAATGTTGTTAAGTTTGGCATATTTTCAATGTCATCCGTAACATCTATTCCAATACTTAATTGACTTGCATAAATAGGCTCAAAAATATCATCACTTCTAGG